TCTGGTTGATTTATTCTGCTTGCTAGTATAGAATATAATATGTGAGCATATAGTGCATCCTCGGCCATCTTAGGTATCCTAGAATCTAAATCGTAAGCTAATCCATCAGATATATATTCAAGTACTATTAATTGGTCTTTTAAATTAGAAGAAAAAGCTATTGTACCATCTCTTTCATTCATATTAAACCAACCATTTCTTTGTGCATATTCTGGCTCATTGCCATATCTTTGTCCCCAAAACGGATCTCCAGTCAAATAACTATCATAAGCCCAGTAGTCGTATATAGTTATATTCCCGTTTAATAATCTATCATTTGCTTCTGCCCATCTTTGATCCGTTATAGATGTTCCTTCTATATTATCCCCAAAGTTATCTTGAGTTGGTTGACCTTCAGCATCCTGCACAGGTACTTCATAAGGGCTGGTATGTAAATTATTTGCAGGATATATAGGGTGTTTTACACCTAATTGATCTATATAAGATATAGCTGTGTAATTTACGTAATCCTGTGGTATTATAACGCTTAAGCTAGGAGGTATTGTAAGCTCTTGAGATTTTATACTTCTTAGTGTGTCGTAGCTAAACTCCTGCAATCCCCTTTTAGCGTGAAATATAACATCGGTTCTTTTAACATCACTAATTAATTTGTGTTCTCCTACGTATATAGCCATAAAACCATTGATTACATCATTTAACGATGTATATCTATAACTACCATAATTTTCCTGTACCGTATCACCAATTGCATCTTTAGCTCCAAAGCTACCACCATTTAACATTTTTAATTGAACAGCGATATACTTACCAGCTCCCGGCGCAGTACCACCAGTGAATTCTATGGTATTCCCTGTTACAGTATAAGGGTCTATAAATTCAGTGAAGCTTCCCGCAAGGCCTGTAGCGCTTACATAAACTTTAAAGTTGTTTAATGCATAATCAGTATTAGTAGGGTCGTAAGATCCAAAAACTAAATTAGTATTAAATGTAGTTGTTACCTTGGAAACAGCTCCTAGTAGGAATTGCTGTGCTCCAGCATAATATTGTTCGTTAGTTTCGGTTATCAAACCGCCATTAGGTATAGGCATATCTTACATTATTGAGCGTTGATTTTCTTGTTGCACCTGTTGTGCTGCTACATTAACTATAGAAGGGTCTCGAATTACAACACCGGAATAAAGTAATATTTTTAAAATAATATTAGCTTGTTCTGTTTTTGCTAATTCAAAATTAACTGAGTTTGTAGGATTATATTGGTAGTAATTTTGTCCAGTTGGAATTGTAAAATTCCATACAACATCTACCGGTTTTCTTAAATAACTAACACTTATATCTGATGTTATAGTGCTAGGATATAAGTATAATTTGTGGTCCTCAAATAAATATATAGGATATGATTCAGTTGGAGCCACTAATGGGTTATTGTTTATGTATAAAAGCTCATTTCGCTGCGACAGCTGAGCTTCGTTAGAATCTTTATGTATAACTGTACCCAGCTTATAAAAGTCCTCTGGAGTCGCTGTAACGACTATTGCATCATTTAAAGCGGGTATTGCATCAAATATTATATTAGCACCGCTTATGGTAAAAGCAGTCGTTGATGCACCATTTATTGTTACTGCAATCACACTTGATTGTAATTGCGAAGAAGATATTGATGTAAAAGGAAATGATATAGTAGTTCCATCTCCTGTGAGCGTTTGTGTAGCTACCCCTGCTCCCGAGGTTGTTGGTAAGGTAAAATATCCACCTGCTGGTACATAAGTTGCGTTACCGTATGTTTTAAATATAGATATGTTATGATCGATGTTCTTAATACGATCCGCATATTCTGTATCATTATCTGGTCGGCGTAATTGCATGTTAAGCATATCAAAATAGCTCTCGAATATTTCCAACTGTACTTGCGTAGCAACTTTGTTGAACTCATCCGGAGTTAGATTACCTCTCTGCTCTTTATTCAGAATAAGTAATACGGTTTTATAAACTATATCTACATTTACTGCCATTTTATTTCTTTTTATTATAAATATTAACCGGCCCCAGTGATGAAGCCACCATCTATAATATAATCACCTAGTTTTTTTAAAAACTACTAGTTAATCTTTTTTTCTATAGATCTAAATACTTCTCCTCCTTCATCGGTCTTAAAGTAAGCGGCCATTGCTGAGTATGGATTTTCATCAAATGGCACATTCATTAGCTTTCTTCCGTTAGATGCCCAAGAGAATGTTCTTTGGTCTTGAGATAAACTAATAATGCCTGCTTCTGTGGCTTTAATAGCTACGTTTCTAAGGCCTACATTTTCATCCTGCGCTAATTCTAAAAACAAAGCTGGGTTGTTTCTTGCAAATAATCGCAAGTCTCTTTTGATTTCTTTAGAAGATAATTGATTTACCGCAGTACCCATTTCAACACGTAGTATTGCTTCAGCATCGTCTATATCCATTTCTCTTGCGAATACAGCTGCATCTGTTTGTAAATCTAACATTTCTAATTCATCAAAAGCTTCTTCAACAGGATCAAACTCTTCATATATCCTACCTTTTAATGGGTGATATAATGAAAGTAGCTTTTGTAAGTTTTGTTGTTCCTTAGGAACTCTCAAGTCTCCATTTCTAAACATAATATGCCCCATCGTTGCTTCTCCTTTTTGATCTTCTACAAAAGGTGAATCGTGATTGGTTGCATATCTAATTTCTTTTTGTTTACCAGTCTCGGGATCAAAATACAATAAAGAATGCTTTCTAGTATGCTTTCCTGGTATTGTTAATGTTAAAGGAGTATGCCTACCTTTTAAGTAGTATATTCTGTCTTTAATTTCCCACTGTGGTTTTGAAGGTGCTTTTTCTTCTACTACCTTCTTTTCTTGTTTTACTATAGGCGCTGCAACTTCTTCTACAGCTACCTCTACTTTTTCGGCTTTTTTAGCCACTGGTTTTTTATTTGCCATGATATAATATAATTTAATAGTTAAAAAGTAAAGTAAGAGTGCCCGAAGGCACCCTTATCTCTACATTATTTGAATCCTTAGATTCCTCTGAATAGTACAAAGTTGTTAGCAGCTTGCGTTACTAAACATCTTTCAGATAGGAAGTTTACTTCCATTGCATCAAGAGTTGAGTTGCTTGCTCCACCAACAGATCCTGTTAACCAAGATTTCATTCTACGGTCATCAGTCTGAGAAGCTCTGTATCGTACGTGCAAGAATGGACGTCTGATGTTAGTTCCTAATACTTGATCGTAAACAGTTGATGTTCCAGCTGGTACTAATACACCTTCGATTGAGTTAACTCCATTGATTGCTCCACGAGTAGATGCATCATTTAAGTATTTCCAATCTGTTTTGTAGAAGTCGTAAGATCCTCTACGGAATCCGCTGAATCCTAAGTTAAGTGCCATGTCTTCTGAATTCTCAAATAATCCATAAGCAACTCCACCTTGCATTCCGCTAGAAATTCCTGCTAGCATATCATCAAAGTCAAGAGAAGTCTGACGTTGTAAGAACAACATGTTTTCTTCAATAGCTCCTTGAGTATCTAGGTTTTTAAGGATAGCGTCGAATTCTGTTAATCCGTTAGCAGCAGTAAATCCAGTTTCTACGTTTCCTCTTGATTGGATAGCAGCAAATAAACCTTCAGTTCCTGGCTGAGTTAATGGATTAAGTGTAGAAGCGTTTAATTCTCCTTCTACCATTGACATTTCTAAGTAATCTTCAAAACGTAAACGAGTTTCAGACTCTGCTTTTAGGTACCATAGGTATCCGTCAGTTCCGTCTTCTGTTGCTACATTTACCCATCCGATCTGAGCGGTATCTGATCCAGATACAACATACTGATCTCTGATGATAATTGGAGAGTTAGAATACTGTGTCAATACAGGCTCTACGCTAGTTCTTGTTGGGTTAGAACCTTTAGAATAGTCAGATCCGTAAACGAATACTTTCAATCCTGTAGCGCTAAATCCTTGAGTAGTTAGTGTAGTTCCAGCGAAAGGCTGAATAGTAATAGTTCCTGCTGCACCAAGTACAGAGGCAGTAACAATACCTTTAGCTTCTAATCCATTTGCTGGATCCAATACAACAACTGTATCGTTTACAGAAATTACGTTCTCTACACCTGCAACAGCACCTGGGTTAAGTGTTACAACAGTTAGTGTACCCGCACCATTGGCTTGAGATGCACCCGCGTAAGAGATGTGTAAACGGTTTTGTTCAGACCAAATTACTTGATCAGATGTCATTGGCATTTCAGCGCCAACCATTTTTAAGAATCCAGATAACGTTCTGTTTCCATAACGCTCTACTTCAGCTTCGTAGACTTCTGGTAAATATTGCTGAGCGAAATCAGCAAAGTTTGCTGGTATTCCAGCACCTGCTCCGTTATTATTCCATTGTAGGTAATTTGAAGCAAGAATTTGCTGTGTTTGTGATGGGACTAAGCTCCCGAACTGTGGTAATAAACTCATTGTTATTAATTTTTAAACTTTTTAATTTTTAGTTTTGACGAGTTCGCTCCAGAAACTGATTTTACCTTGTATGCCCCAAACCTTGCACTATCAACCGGCGCTGCTTTTCTAGCTGAGCTAGAAGTATTATTAGATTTGTTTACAACATCTCTAATGGCATCGGCCTTGCCTTGTTCGTAAAAGTGATTTGCTATTTTATCAGCATTTGCACCTGCATACAACGCTTTGTGATACCCTGCGGTATCTTCAATCATACCATCTTTGCCAAGGAACTTCCCTATAAAATTGCTGATGTCTGATTGTTTCTGTGCCACCTGCGAAGGGTTTTGTATACCATATCTAAACTTTTTCTCACCTAAGTTGAAATCGAAACCTTCGAATTGCTCATTAAGTAATTGGTTAGTGTTGGTCTTAAACTTTTCGTGGTTAGCGGCGTTTCTTTCCTGATCCTCTTTATATCGATTAAAAAAGTCCGATGCCTTTTGCTGGTCCTCAGATAAACTAGGTGAGTTCAACTTGATCTCATCATAATACTTATCTTTAGTATCCTGCAAAAATTTACGGGCTTTTGCAACCTCTTCTTTATATGCGAGTTTTTTTCTTCGGATGTCTCGCTCCTCATCTATGTCCTCATCAAATGCAAAACTATCATCGATCATAAAATCAATTTCCTCTGCACTCAAATGTGGTTTAGTACTTTTATAATATTCTTTAACTAACACATCGCGGTCTACATCGTCGTAGTTAGTATTTAATCTAATGTAATCCTGCATCGTGCCACCTGTTTCACGCATGAAATCCACAAGCTTGTTAACACTTTCTGGTAATTCAGGCTGTGCTACAACCGGCTCAGGTTTTACTTCTTCTTTTTCTTTACTCTCTTCGGTAATTTCTTGAATGACTGGTTTGGGTGTTCCTTCGACCACCTCTTCGCCATCTCTGGATGCTTCATGTACATCCACTTCATCTGTGCTTGGCTCTTGAACGGCATCTGTTCCTTCTTTAGGGATTACTACTTTAGTTACATTATTTGGAACATCTACTAATGGTTCCTTTGTTTTAGCTGCTTTTTGTTCTTCAGTCAGCTTTGGTTTAGATTGGATCTTGAAAGATCCTTCTGTTTTTACTTCACTCATGATATGATATTATATAATTATTAAATACTTATTTACTGAGGGTTGAACTGAGATAAATCAAATCCCCCTAAGTTGTCGTTACCTGCAGATTCAAAATCTCTAGGTAAACCTTGTGTTTGACGCTGCTCTATTAATTGGCTTTGCTGCGTCCCTTCTTTTTCTATTCTTTGATCCTTACGATCTTGTATTTCTGCTTCTTTTTCTTTAGTTGTTTGAGCCTTCATTTGCGCAAGTTGCAAGTTATATTGAAACTCTGTAGCCATTAGCTCTTTTTTAATCTGAGCTTCTGTTTGCATTCTTTGCATTTCGAAGTTTGATTTAGCCTGCTCTATCGCAACTTTTTCTGCTGTAAGCGCTTGCTGCTTTTGCACTTCAGCCATTGCAGCTTTTTCAGATGATTCCGCATTTGCTTGTGCTTGTGCTTGGATATTTTGTTGTACCAAAGCTTGTTCTCTTTCTTGTTTCTTTTTACGTTTAAGCTTTAGCATTTCGTTTGCTAACTTAAGATTTTTAATCTGATTGATATCTATTGAATCTTCAATATCTATTTCTTTAGTTTGCAAAGCAATCTGTATATTCTTTTGCAATTCCGCTCTTTCTTCATCATCTGGTTCCATTTCTAAGAATATACCAAAGTCATGCAAATTAAGATTTTCAATTTCTTTCAGAGTTTCAACATTGAATGTAGATATGCTGTTCATTAACGAATTCTTAGTAAGTGGGAAGTTTAATACATCATTTATTTTCAATGATATATTCTCGCATGTACTTAATGTTAATTGTATACTAGCATTTTGTATGTGCTTAGTAGCTGTGTTAGACGTGTTAGCTGCCATCTTTTGCAACCCTACCAAAGCATTTGCGTCAGGCATACTACCATCTCTTGCTTCATTTAACCCAGTTACGTCTCTAATCATTTGCATATTGTAATTGTACGCAGTAATTAAAGATTGAATTTTAGATATCCCAGATGAGCTGGTTAATTCTTGAATAGGCACTTTACCTCTGTTTAAGTCGCCTTCCTGAGTCATTGATCTACCTACGACAGAACCTGTTTGAAAATACATGTTCAATGCTTCCTGAGGGTTATAGGTTGTTCCGTTACCTAAGTCTACTTCGGCTAAGCCATCAACATCTAAGAATACACCGTCTGGAACCATCCTTGATAATACCTGCTGCATTTTTAAATGCGTAAGTTGTATGACATCGGCAAAACCTATACACTTGCTTATAAGTGATTGTATTACTCCTTTATACATTCTTGGCGCACACATTGAGTAACTCATTTCAACTCTAGTGGTATCTGCTAATGGTCTAGTCATATTTTCAGACATTTCCCATTTAAGCATAATATCAGTACCAATTACTTTAGCCCCTTCGTATAATACTTCGATAGATCTTGACACACGATCAAAGTTGTCATTGGGTGGAGGATTGAACTGGTCTGTTTTTTCAATAGCTTTTTCAAGTCCGCTATCTGTTTTCTTTATTTTAAATACTTGATCAGTATATGTTTTGTATTCAAAATATAATACCTGAACGGCATTATAGTCGTAATTTTCAAAACCACGAATCATTCTGCGATTACCTGGATACTTTTGAATTCTTTCTAATTCTTCATTAGATATATTAGGAAACTCTTTTTTAAGCTCAGAAAGTGTAATAGATTTAACTTCTCCTACATAATATATGTCTTCAAAATGAGGGTCTTCAGTATAAGACCAAACACAATATGCTGGATCAACATAATCAACAACAATTCCTTCTGCAGGATTAAAGCTAGTTTTAGTAATACCTATTCCCTTCTGCAGGATTAAAGCTAGTTTTAGTAATACCTATTCCAATGTTTACTAAATCTTGATTAACTCTTGCTCTTGTTAAATCGTATTCATTAGTAGCAAGTACAGTATTAATTGCCTCTTCTTCCGCAATTTCTATGGCAGGCTTATATCTAAGTTGCATGTGGAGGTCTCTCTCCTCTATAGATTCAGGAAGCTCGTCGTCTGTCATTCCAGATCTACTCAAATCTGTTCCTATTAATTCAGCGGCAATGCCTCTTGTTTCTTTTGTAAGCATATCAAACATAATGTTTTCCGCATAATCCGTTCTCTTTTTTAAAGACTCCGGGTCTTGAGCGTAAGAAGTTATATCGTATTGCTTTTGTGTAATACCATTAGCAACAATGTTTGAAAACTTTGAAAGTATTGGAACTGGTTTCCAATCTAAATTGAGATAAGACAAATCACCATTAATAGCTAATTCATCTTTGTACTTTTGCACACTTTGTTCTCCTCTAGCATATAGCCTCAGGTTATGAAAGTTATTCCAGTTAGCAGCGTATCTGTTCGACCCGGCACCGCCATAGTTGAACCACTCTTGCTCAATAGCCCTTGACACTTGCAACCCGTACTCTAGCGTAGCTTTTTCAGCGTCACTTACTACCTGATCAGGAAATGGGCTATTAATATTTGTGCTTATATTCATTTATTATATTATTTTGGAAGTAGTTCCCTCGTTATTGTATTTCTTAAATCCTAAAGAATATGTTTTTCTTTGTGTTGTTATTTTTGGTGTATACCTGTGTTTATTACACGCCATCAAAGCTAAACCAGAACTTATAGATGCATCATACTTTGTTCTATTATTTATATCAAATTTAGCCCAGTCTTGTAATGTTCTTTGTAAATAAACATCACCATAGCCATCCGCTTTTTCTCCTACAAAATCTTCTATGTATGTTTCAATAGCAGATGCGTGCGCTTGCTTTATGTCTTCGCTCGAATTAGGTATTCCTCCTACTTCTCGTTCTGATATAGACAATTTATTATATGTTCTATCGGGTCTATTCATAGAGTAGCCTCTATACCCTCTTCTTTTTATATAATAAAGCAGTCTTGGTTTATTGTTTTCTGCAAGTATTGGCATTCCGTAAAAAACCATAGCCATTAATACGTCTTCAAAAAACATTTCAGCGGTTGCTGGTCTTGCAATGTATTCTAAAAAGAAATGGTTTGGAGGTACATCCTCCATTGAAAACTTAGTTAATCCATGTAGAGCTCCGTTAGAGCCGCCGCCGCCAACGACACCACTAATATCGTAGCTATCGCAACCAAAGGCACCCATGTGCTCATTTCCTGGATATTTAACACCATTCTTTATTATTATGTGATTTTGTTGATTTTGATTAGGTACCCAAGTTATATAAAATCGTCCGTCTTTATTAGGATAGAACATAACCTCGGTATCTTTTATACCGTTTTTCCATTGAAAGTTACCTTGAGTAACCATCGTATTATTTTTTAACTCTTCATTATAATCTATCTGCTGATAAATTTTTGTTAAGTTAAATATAGATTGTTTTGATTCATCTCTGAACGCGTGCTGTTCTGTTCTTGGAAACTGACGGTAATATTCGTTTAAAGCGTCTGCATCGTCTTTTAAACCTTCAACTTCGTTTTCCCAATGATTTATAACGCCTTCTTCTATTATATCCCCGCGCGGACCAGAAGTTTCTTTTTTAGGTGTTTCAAATACAGGCCATCCGTACTCGTCTATAAATCCTTCATAATTCCATTCCATTGGTATAAACAACTTATACAAACCACTTTTTGTTTGGCCGTTCTTATTCCTAGCTGTTACATCAGAACTATCGTATAATTTTTTAAAGTTCTTTCCTCCTTTGTCTAAAGCATTTGATGTTGATCCCATCATGCACTTACCAATAATCCGGCTACCTAATCTTAAACACGTTTTAGTTACTCGCCAGTTATTAAGTATATTAGTAGGCTTTTCCCACTTGCCACTTTCGTCGTGGATTAATAATCTTAATTTTTCCCCATCGTACGAGTTGTCTCCCGTGTTTTTCCAGTCGACCGTGGTGTCAAGCCCGACGATTTCTTCTGGAGTCGCGTTCGATTCGAGTTTTCTTCTCGTAAATTTCGAGGCTGGTACTCTATACGCGAGTTCTGTTTTGGGGCGATCCATTCCGTCCTGGATTGGTTTAAAGAAGAATGGATAGTTAACCGATATTGGTACAACTTTGTCTGTAAACATCTTCTTTGCATCGGGTCCAGATTTGGACAATATACCAAATCGAGCATCCGAAGATATTGTTGCTTGGTTAACTGTTTCGCCGGAAGCCATAAAAGAAAATCCAGATCGCCTATTCTTAAGGTAGCACATACCGTAGCATCTGCTGTCTGCTTTGCAAGCCTCCCAGAATAAATAGAATAATCTGTTTGATTCCCTAAAGTCTGGTTGCCCAACATCAATCTTGGACCACTGCAGGTACATGTAGTGAGTACCAGTAATGTAAGTAGGCTTATCCTTGTTATAAAACCAAAAACCATTTTCACGCCTATTAAATTCTTCGTCAATATACCCATGCCATTTTTCTTTGAATGCGGTAGGATATTTTACCCAATCTGCTTCGCTTTTTATTTTGCTTAGCTCTTTTGGATATTCCGCGGCCTTCCACTTATTTTCGCCCTTAGCGGGCTTATCTTGTAATAGCGGTAATGCAATATGCACTCCGCTTATTAAATATATATCTCCTATTTTACCGGTCTTACTTATAACAACAACATCGTGCTCTTTATCGTAGCCGTATTCCCACTTTGCATAGCGATTTTTTTTCTTAACTGCTTGAGGTCTTATATAGTTTTTAACTATACTATATAAATTTTGTTCGTAAGCCATTACTTGGATCTCCCTTCTGCAAAGCCTTTAAAAGTGGGTTTATCCGAAACCCTCGTGGCTTCTTCAATCATGCCCTCTTCTTCTTGTATCCTGTTTAATATTTCAAAGGCGTCTAATATACAAAGCTTTTTAGTAGCGGCAGCATTTTTAAGTCTGTCAGCTGATATATCTTCTTCTGAGTCAACGATCTTTTCCTCTGCTACCTTTACTAATTCTTTAATTGCTTTGCGCCCAGCGGCTATTATACTCCTCTTCGTTTCTATCGAATTCATACTTTATAACAATATCATTTGATTTCATACAATACATAATTTGATTATCTATAACAAATTCCCATTCGCTATTAGGTGTAAACCCTATTATGTCTCCTGGATTGATTCCGGCGCTCTCTAAGGAGCTATTACCTATTTTTAGTATACCAATAAGATCAGCTGTCTTTTTGCTGCTTAAAACGTCTTTATTTTTGACCGGTGCGACAAAACATCTATCGCCAAATGATTTCCAAGTTTTATTTCTTTTGTACAAATATACTTGATCGATGCTGCAAAAAAATAAACCATCTTTTAAAAACGATCTACTGTTCTTTTTGATTCCTTTCATATCATAGAACACTCTAAACACGTTATGATGTATTACGATCAAATCACCTTTCTTGATTGGTGTTGCGAAAGCAGCAGGTGTTTCAACTACCTCTGCAATATTATTAACGTGTTTAAAACTTTCTATAGAGCTATTTGTTATTAGGGTGTGCTCTCCAACCTGTGTCTCATTATCATATCTTTTGCCAACTGGCTTTATGATAAAATCATATATACTCCGCATTAATATTCTAAGTCATACTCAACGGATATTGCCATGTTAGAATTGAATTTCTTCCACGGCATTACCTCGTCTTGCTTTTTTATAAATATATTATAAGAATTATCAGACTCTTCGAATATTATATGAGAAATTTCGTGGCCGCCGTAAACTGTCTGTTTAACAGAGTAATGCATAGCTTCGTTTTTATAGTCAGCCCCGATACTAATTTTTCTTATAACACTTCCCATAACCTTATACTTTAACTTCTTCGTAAGTCCCGTCAGCAAGGTTTATATTAACCGGCCCGTAGTTGGCTTCAATATCCTTTTTAACCTGATCCATATCTTTTTCAAGCATATTAACCTGAAAAATAGCTTTAGCTTTTTGCACTTCTAGTACACCAATATTAGCTAAATATGATTGTAATTCAGTTTGAAGGTCGGTTACTTTTTTTAATTCGTCTTTGGTAATTGTTTTTGGAGCTGTCTCCATCTTTTTTACTTTACTCATTTTGATTTAATTTAATTATTAATTGTTTATATAAGTATACCTATTTTAGGCATTTTCTTTTGGCTTGAAGGGTGTGCGATATATATTTTATTATCTTTACCCTTAAATTTTCCTTTGTATCCTTTTGGTATATTACCGTAAGTTGCTTTAGTAGCTTTTTTTGTTTTTCCTTTTGGCGACTTCTGAGAAGCTGATCCCCCAAAGTTTACCACATTACCATATCTTTGTGCTACTTTGTCTGCAGCAGAGCCAGGCTTAACATCTATGGAGCCTGTTTTTTTAGCTTGCACATTGTATTCTTTTACTTTCTTCTTTCTTTCACCTTCTTTCCCGCCTTCTTTGCCGCCGGAAGCAATCGACATTACTCTATCTATAGTTCTCATAGTTAAATTTATCTTATATATTATATATTCACCTGTAATTTTAAAAAACTTGTTTTTATGGGTTTAATAACTGGTTTATATCTGCGTTAGGATCTGGATTAATACCATTTTGCAATAAAATCTGAATCCATTCTGCTTCGTTTAAATAATAATCAACTTCATCCCAGTAAGTATCCATACATTGATCCGTATTGATAGCGCCTTATCTCTTGTATTATCCCAGCATATAAACCAGGTCTCTTGTGTGGGGTAACAAATGTTTGTACTCATTAAATTTTCTTTTAACATAATTTTATTTTTTATATACCGCCGCCATCAACTATAGTCCAACCATAGGTACTTATTAATGTGGTTCTTGCTGCTTCTGCTGCACCACCTAGTGTGTATTGTGAATTACCAAAATTAACACTAACCACATTAGTTATACTTTGTGCCGCCCATCCTATTAACGTGGCATCATAATTTGCCGTTGATATACCGCTATTTAAAAATAAATTTGTCGCATTTGTAATACTTGTAATATCCCAATTAGCTAAACTCTGGTCAAATGCAATTGTATCTCTTAACATATTTGATATGTTAGTAGCATTACTCATGTCCCAACCTTCTATTGAGTGGTTAAATACTTCTGCATCAAAAAGCATATTATCTGCTCTAATAAAGCTACTTGTGTCCCAACTTGAAATGTTTTGATTAAATAATTTTGCTGCTCTAAACATATTCTCTGGTCTTTTGATATTACTTGTATCCCAATTTGCAAAACTTGAATTACCAACCATTACAAAGCAATTTCTAAACATACTACTTGCATTAACAATAACACTTAAATCTGGTGTATCTGTAGCGGTTACATCCATAACATTACAACCATTAAACGCACCTGATAAACCACCAGCTGACCAAGTACCAATACCCCAATTTTTAATTTCTAAAAGTTTTAATCTGTCGCCGCCATTGTTAAAAAATATTTTACATTGATTTGTAGGTGTTACTGCAATCTCATAAGTACCGGCAGCTGAGTATGTGTGTGTTGTTGAGCCGCTTTGCCCTGTGTCTGTAACTCCGTCTCCCCACTCTACATCATAATCGCCTGTCCAAGGCAACGTAAATTGATCGTTATTTGATGTACCAGCATTGTCTGTTTTTACTAATATAATAAAACGCTCATCAGCAGGTACACCTCCGCCTAAGCGTAGGTTAACCATCGGGATACCTATTTTACGTGAGTTTCTTATTGCCATTTTTTTTATTTAAAATATACTGTAGTAGCTATTAATAGCATCTGATACTTCATCTGCTGTAAAAGTATTT